CTCGTGACCCATACAACATTTCAAGCCAACGCTTGTTTCCTAACGATTCAGCCGCAGAAGCAACAACGGCATCTTTGGATATTCTGTCAAACGGAATTAAGTTCCGAGTAGGAAACACAGGTATAAACAGGTCAGGTGGTACATACATTTATGCTGCTTTTGCCGAAGTGCCGTTTGCTTACGCTAACGCCCGCTGATATTTTTTAAGGAACCATCATGTTTTTACTAAACGGAACACCATTGGGCATTGACAGCCCCTTCACTTACAACGACACGCAATATCCTTCTAACTGGCTGCGCCTTGCAAGCCAAGCGGAGCGTGCTGCCATTGGTATTACTGAGGTGGCTGATGCCCCTTGGTACGATGACCGCTACTATTGGGGAGTAGACAATCCCAAGCAGTTGGAAGACATCACGGTAACCCCTGAAGAGGGCGGCGAGTCTTACGTGCAGAAAGGCTTAAAGAGCCAGCACCTTGCGCAGACAAAGGTCACATCCAACCAACTCCTGTCCGCAACGGACTGGATGGTTATCCGCAAGGCAGAGCGCAATGTAGACATCCCTGCTGCAACAGTCACCTACCGAGCCGCAGTTCTCACTGAGTGCGACAGGCTGCTCGCTGCCATTGCCGCTGCTTCTGATGTCCCAGCGCTTATGGCTGTGACGGCTGCATGGCCTGAGAGCAACTAATCATGGAACAATCCGAACGCGCCCAGTTCATTGCTGACATCACGGCAGCAATCAAAGCATCGTCCAACCTATCTGACGATGAGGTGCGTTGGGTTAAATTGGCCATCCACAAGCAGGAACAGTCAATCAAACTGCGCCAGGCTGTGATTGAGAAGACACTTGGCGGCCTAGTATGGGCTGCCCTTGTCGCCCTGGCCTACATAGTGTTTGACTTCTTAAAGAACCACGGATTCAAGTGATCGATGCAATTGCCTCCGCACAGATTCAATGGCCCAACACTGAGACAAGAATCGTGTTGGTGTGCCGAGTCGTGCTGCCACAGGAAAAGTACGGAGCGAACGAGTTTCTAGATAAGGACGGTAGAGTCTGTCGGTGGGTGCTGGAGACTAAAAGTGATCGACCCCATTAGCGCATTCGCATTGGCGCAGGGTGCTATCAAAGGCATCCAGGCTGCCATCAAGATGGGCAAGGACATCCAAGGCATCACGGGTGACGTGATGAAGTTCTTCGACGCCAAAGACGTTGTTGCAAAGGAAGCGGTAAAAGACCCAAAGAAGAAATACAGTTCAGCCACCAGCCAGGCCATGTCCACCGTCATGCAACTGCATGAACTGAACAAGGCCGAGGAGGAACTGAAGTGGCACTTTATCAATCAGGGTCAGTCAGCGTTATGGCAGCAGATTGTGCAGGAGCGCAATTCGATTGTGCAGAAGCGCAAGACGCAGGAGATACTTGACGCTAACGCGGCCAAGAATCGCAAGGAAGAGATCGACGAGGTCATCACGATGGGTTTATGCATACTGGTGGCTGCGGCCATCTTTGCGTTGGTGGGCTGGGGAATTATTGAACTGAAAGGAAAATGATGTTTGACATTACAGGACTATTGGCAGTTGGCGGTAAGTTAATCGATAAACTGATCCCTGACCCCGAGGCAAAGGCAAAAGCCCAACTTGAGTTGGCAACACTCGCGCAAAGCGGTGAACTGGCAAAGATGGCCAACGAGACTGAAATCTACAAGACGGAGCAAAACAATGTCACAGAGCGCTGGACTGCGGATGCAAATACTGATAGCTGGCTTGCTAAAAATATCCGTCCTCTTAGCCTTGTTGCTATCTTTGTTGGGTATTTTCTGTTTGCGCTTATGTCTGCTTTTGGTTACGACGCTAAAGAGTCCTATGTCCAACTCCTTGGGCAATGGGGAATGCTCATCATGTCAGCCTACTTCGGCGGCAAGACCCTTGAGAACATTATGGAGATGAGGGCTAAGAAATGAACCTGACCAACAACTTCACCCTAGAGGAACTGACGCACACCGATCACCGCGAGTTGGACAACACACCCAACTCCGATGAGATTGCCAACTTAACCCGTTTGGCGCTGGTGCTGGAGCAGGTCAAATACACACTAGGTGGTAAACCCATCATGGTGAACTCTGCCTTTCGCAGCAAGGCCGTCAACGACGCAGTGGGCAGCAAAGACACCAGCCAGCACCGTCGCGGGTGCGCGGCTGACATCCGAGTACCAGGCATGACACCCGACGAGGTGGTGCGCTACATCATCGCATCTGACATTGGCTACGACCAAGTGATCCGTGAGTTTGATCGCTGGACGCATATCAGCATCCCGAACACCGTCATGGCCACACCGCGCAAGTCTGCTCTTATTATTGACAAGGCTGGCACTCGTCAGTTTGCGTAATGGCAACAAACTATAGCGGTCAGATCACAACTCCAGCAGTACCCAACACGGGTACGCCTGGTACTGATTACGAGCAAAGATACTTCAGCCAAACCCTGTCCAACTTAGGGAACTACTTTCAGCGCGTCACAGGCATCATTGCTGCGCTGTTCGGACCAAGGGGAGGGAAGTACATTAACCATCCGTATGGAGCGTTCCAGGACACCACAGATCAGACGGCAACAGCCGACACAGCAACATTGTTGAAATTTGATACTACAGACTTCAGTAATGGGGTGACTGTGGTTGACACGACAAAGATCACCGTTGCGCAGCCTGGGATTTATAACCTACAGTTCAGCGTCCAAGTTGAAAATATAGGAAACACCATTCAGGACATGACCATTTGGCTGCGCCAAAATGGTACTGATATTGTCGGATCGGCTGGCTTAGTTGGGCTTGAGGCAAGAAAGAATTCAACAGAGTTTTACCACTCAATTGTTGGGTGGAACTACCCCTTAAAGTTAAACGCCAACGACTACATCCAAATCGTGTTCTCCACAAACAGCACTAACGTATCAATTCAGGCTTATCCGGTGGGGACTTCACCAACTAGACCGTCCACGGCGTCCGTGGTGGCCACAATGTTATTCGTCTCCAATTTGTCCACAGAAACAGCATAATCTCGTCATGGCACTCATACCACTCAAAATACCCCCAGGCGTCTACCGTAATGGTACTGAGTACCAGGCTGCGGGACGCTGGTACGACTCAAACCTAGTGCGCTGGTTTGAGAACACGCTGCGCCCTATTGGTGGCTGGCGTAAGAAGTCAACCACCCAACTTAGCGGGAAGTGCCGTGGGCTGTTGGCGTGGAGATCAAACAGCGGTGGCCGGTACGTGGCTGCTGGTACGCAGTCCAAACTCTACGTGATGGACGAGAACTCAGTCATCAAGGACATTACCCCGACAGGCTTTACGACTGGCCGCGCTGATGCCGTCAGCGGCACTGGTTACGGCTACAACACCTACGGGTCGTTCTCTTACGGAGTCGCGCGTCCTGACGTCGGCTCTGTGGCTGCCGCAACGACTTGGAGCATGGACACCTGGGGCGAGTACCTTGTCGCGTGCAGCGACACGGACGGGAAACTCTACGAGTGGCAGTTGGGCTTTGTGACGCCAACTGTTGCGGCCGCAATCACCAACGCGCCAACAAATTGCGCCGCCCTGTTGGTGACATCAGAGCGCATCATCTTCGCATTGGGAGCCGGTGGAAATGGACGCAAAGTATCTTGGTGTGACCAAGAAGACAACACGCAATGGACTGCCGCATCAACTAATCAGGCTGGAGACTTTGAACTAGCCACAGTTGGCGCTCTCAAGGCTGGCAAGCGAGTGCGTGGAATAAACTTATTGTTTACTGACGTTGACGTCCACACGGCGAACTACATCGGCTTGCCATACATCTACTCGTTTGAGAAGGCTGGATCAGGCTGCGGTGTCATCTCTTCCCAGTCCATCGCGGCTATCGACACTGCCGCGATGTGGATGTCAAAGTCGGGCTTTTGGCAGTACGACGGCTACGTCAAGCCAATGAACTGCGACGTCTCTGACTATGTCTTCAACAACATCAACTACAACCAAGCCTCAAAGGTCTACGCCGTCCACAACAGTATGTTTGGCGAGATCACCTGGTTCTACCCGTCAAGTTCCTCCAATGAGAACGATTCCTACGTGACCTACAACTACCGTGAGGGTCACTGGGCGATTGGGACTATGGCTCGCACAGCTGGCACTGACAGGGGAGTATTCAAGAACCCCATGATGGTCAGCGCAGATTCCTACATCTACGAGCATGAGGTGGGCTTTACTTATGACTCAGTCTACCCCTACGCGCAGTCAGGTCCGATTGAGATCGGGACAGGCGAGAACATCATGTCCGTCAGGTCTGTCATCCCCGACGAGCAGACGCTGGGCGAGGTGGCGATCTCCTTCACGGCAAGGATGTACCCGACCTCGGCAGAGTCCACCTACGGACCGTTCTCGGCCAACGCTCCTACCGACGCCAGGTTCTCAGGACGGTCTGTCAAGATGAAGGTCACAGGAGACGTGCTGGACGACTGGCGCGTCGGGGTGATGCGGCTGGAGACGACAACCGCAGGTAAACGATGATGGATGAGTTTTGGTCGCTGCGCAAACACATCGAAGCGGCTTTAGAATACTCAGGAGGGACACACACTATTGAGGACATTGCGGAAGGTGTGGCCAGTAACAGGTTTCAGTTTTGGCCTGGCACTAAATCCGCAGTGATTACTGAGATCATTGTCTACCCGCGAATCAAGGACTTGCACTTCTTCCTTGCTGGCGGCGACCTAGATGAACTCAAGATGATGCGACCATACATCGAGTCTTGGGGCAAGCAGTTGGGTTGCACGCGAGTATCTCTTGCTGGCCGTCAGGGTTGGCAGAAGACGTTCTTAAAAGACGAAGGTTACGAACCGAGGTGGTTCATTTTGAGCAAGGAATTATCATGAGTTTAGGTGGCGGTCAAACACAAAGTCCAGTTGCTGACAGCAACAAATATGCGCAGATCATGGAGTTGATGCGTATGCGTCAGCCTATGAATACACAGTCGTACACCGGCGGCTTCAATGCCTACACACCAGCCTCTGTGTCTGCTGCACCATCAAGTTACTACGAAGAGTTGCTGCGACAACAACAGTTGGCCAGTGCCAACCGTGGTGGTGGACGTCAAGAAAGAGACCCAGCGGAACAGGCTCGCATCAATGCCTTCATGGACGCAGAGGATGCCAAAGACGTTGAAAACGGCGACCCAGTCGGGACTACTCGCGCAGCACGCATACAAAGTGATTTGGGTCCAATAGCCAGTTTTTTAAATCCATTTAGTGGGATCATGGCATTGGCAGATGCCTACAAAGGGTTCCAAGACCCACGCGACACATCAGACACCAGTTTTGGTGCTGAGATTGGCCGAACTGTTGGTGGCTGGCTTAACAGTGGACCAGGTTATGAAAGTGGACCAAACTCACGCATGAGTGCAACTGGATTGGCAAACTTAAACGCCATGAGTAACCCGACATACAGCGCAGGAGTTGGTGAGACTTATGGAAGTGGTTCTCTTGGAGGGTTCCAAGCCGGTGACCTTAGCGCAATGCGTGACGCAATGAACGCAGGTGGATCAAGTGGGTATAACGGATCAACCGTATCTCCAAGCGGAATGATTTCAGGTGGCTTAAATCAAGGACCTGGATACGGTGGCGCTCCTACTCGTGACGGTGGCGGGGACTACGGTGGTGGATCAACAAGTTCATCTGACGGCGGCGGCAACTACGGCGGTGATAGTGGCGGCTACGGCGGCTCCTATGGCAGCGGCTCTGTTGGCGGCTTCTATAAAGGCGGAAAGGTCACTATGGATCGCCTACAGGGTCCAAACCCAATGGGTCCCGATGACGGCTATGCAGGTCTGAAGAACGGTGAGTTCGTCATCAACAAGAACTCCGTCAACAAGTACGGCATCGAGTTGATGAATGCCATCAATGCAGGAAAAATTTCAAAGGGCAAACTTTGCGGTTTGCTCGAAGGATAAGGAGATACGAATATGTCAAAAGGCGGTTCCACAACATCAACCCAAGCCATCGACCCGCAGTTGAAGGCTGCGTACCTTGAGAACTTGAACCAGGCTAAGTCCGTCGCAGGCGCACTCCCAGTGCGTGAGTTTGCTGACTTCAACCCAATGTACATGGCGGGTGAGGAGCAGGTCGTTAACCAGTCCCTGACCCCGTTCAGTGGACAGGACATCAACGCCTTCATGAACCCGTACCAGGAGGATGTCATCAATCGCAGCCTGGGTGATGTCGAGACGAGCCGTCAGATGGCCGATCTAAGGGATCGTCAGGCAGCCACAGGCGCGAAGGCGTTTGGTGGTTCACGTCAAGGCGTACAAGCCGCTCTCACTAACGCTGCCGCTCTCAAGCAAGCCGCTGACCTGTCAGCGAATATGCGCTCTCAGAATTATGGCCAAGCCGCTAACCTGGCTCAATACGCTAGAGGTCAAAATATCCAAGGCGGTCAAAACGTCATGGCTCTTGGTGGTTCGCGTCAGGCTCTGTTGCAGCAGCAGATGGATGCCTTGCGCAACATTGGAACAGAGAAGTTGGGTGTAACTACTGCAGCACTTGGCGGCAACATCCCTAATCTTGGTATGTCTACAACGACGCCTTACTCACGCAATGTCGCATCAGGCGCGTTGGGTGGTGCATTGGCTGGTGGTCAAATGTTTGGACCAGTTGGTGCTGGCATCGGCGGTCTTCTTGGTCTTTTAGGTTGAGGTGAATCATGGCAGCATTTGATTTTGGCGGTCTTCTCGGCTCCAATATGTTTAGCGGTGGCGACAGTGGACTCGATGAGTACCTGACGCCCGAACAGCGCTCACGCATGAACCAGCAGGGCATCATGGCGCTGGCTGCATCCCTGCTCAAGTCATCAGGTCCAAGCGCAGTCCCAGTCGGCATTGGCCAGGCTTTGGGTGAGGCTTACGGTGCTGGGCAGACTGGTTACCAGCAAGCGCAAACAGGAGCCATTGCCAACATCATGACAAAGCAGAAGTTGGATGAGTACAAGCGAGCAATGGAGCGCAGAGATCAATTGGCTAAGATCATGTCTGCTACAGGTGGAGAACTACCAGTTGCTGGTGTTGCCATTACGCCTGAACAGGCACTTGCAGCACCCAATATGCAAGCAGGTCCTACTCAGGCTCGTGCCGACATGATTGGTCAGATTCCTGCTTCCGGTGCGGTTAAGCAGTCAGCAAACGACTTGTTGTTTAATAAGTATATGAATGCTGCACAGTTGTTTTCTTTAGAAGACCCAGCCAAAGCAAAAGCATACCAAGACTTAGCATTTCAAGTTAGACCTACAGAAGAATACAGCACAACACCACAGTTTGGTGTGAGTGCTGCTGGCACTCCGATCTCTTTTGTATTGAACAAGTCAGGCGGTATGAAGTTGCTTGATGTCCAACGCAATCCTGAATACAACTACCAAGATGCTGGTGGCTATATCAGCGTCCGTGACAAGACTACAAATAAAGAAATTGAGCGCATCTCCAAAACATTGGCTCCTAGCGTAATTGGTAGTGCAGAAGGTGGTTACTACCAAGTCGGTGGTGGCGGTGGAGGCGCGCCTCGCGCACCATCAGCAGTACCTTCAGTAGCACCAGTTGCTGGCGCTCCTGCCGGATATACACCACGTAGAACGCAAGCAGCCGCAACACCAGCCGCTGCTGCGCCTGGCGTCGGCAATGTACCTGGGCTTACTCCTTTGATACCTGGTACTGGTAGTAAGACATTTGGTAATGAGGGTGACCTACGTAAAGAGTTTACGACTCAGGTTAAGCCATTTATTGAACTTGGTCAGGCATATCAGAAGATTGAGACTGCTGCAAAGAATACATCCCCAGCGGGTGACATTGCACTCGTCTATGGATTTATGAAAGTTCTTGATCCTGGCTCTGTTGTGCGTGAAGGTGAGTTTGCTACAGCACAAAATGCTGGAAGCGTTCCTCAAACTGTTATCAATATGTACAACAGGGCTATAAATGGTGAGCGTCTTGGTGAAAATACTCGGCTTGACTTCTTGAATCAGGCTCGAAATATCATTGAATCTCAGCGTCAAGTCGCTGGAGATGTTGTTCAGCGGTATTCGGATATTGCAAAGCGTTCAAAGTTAAATCCTGAACAAGTTGTATTTGACCCATTCAGCAGAATTAAAACAACAGAGCAGCGAGTTGCTGAGACAGCAAATACACCTTTACCAAAACGCAGAAAAGATTGGTACGATCAATTTGATTTGGTTCCAGCGCAGTAATTAAGGATCATCATGGCAGACAATCAAACCAACATTCAACGCATTCAAGAGAATGTCCGACGCCTTAAAGAAAAAGGTCAGACTGATTTTGCTGTTGAGTCCTACTTAAAGAGCGAAGGATTTACACCCACAAAATTTGAGGCGTCAGTCCAAAGCGCAAGTAAGTTGGGCGCTGCACCAATTAAGTCATCCTTCCTTGGCCCATTACTTCAAGGCCTATCGTTTAACACTTCTGATGAGATTGAAGCTGGTTTACGTGCGTTGATGCAGTCAGGAATGAGCGCGTTTGATGCGCAGCAGACTATGAGTGGAATTGTCAAAGGACAAAAGCCACAGTCAGCGTATGACCAGCAGTTGGCTCGTGTCCGTGCTGGGCTTGAAGAGTACTCTCAGCAGAACCCAAAGACGGCAGTTGCGTCTGAACTTGCTGGCGCAATTTTGCCAATGGCCGCAACGTACCTTATGACGGCTGGAAGTGGCGGTGCTACGGCTCCGGCTGCTGTAGCGCAAACTGCAAGAGTTGGACAGTTGGCATCAAGCGCAGCCACCCAGTTGGGTAAACAAGTACTTAAAGGTTCAGGATACGGAGCGGTATCAGGTGGATTAAGTGGATTTGGCGCTGCCAAAGGTGACATGGGTACTCGTGCAACTGGAGCATTGATTGGCGCAGGTACTGGAGCCGTCCTTGGTGCTGCTGCCCCAGTAGTTACCGCTGGAGGTGGAAGTGTAGTCCGCAAGGCCAGCGAGTTGGCAGGGTCAAATCCCATTACGGCAACAGAGAAGGCGCAGGAACTTATTGCTCGTGCCATTAACCGTTCGGGGATGACTCCGCAGCAATTGGCTAATCAGCAAGCCATGACAGTTGGCAGACTCGGCCAGCGTGACGAGACATTGGCAGACATTGGTGGTGAGTCTGTGCGACGCCTTGCGCGTGGTGCTATGGCCATCCCATCAGGATCGCAGGACGAAGTCACTCAGATGCTGTTGCAGCGTGCGCAGGGTGCTGGTCAACGTATTGGCCAGGACATTACAGACTTAACGGCTGTTGGTCCACGCAGCATTACTGATGTTGCTGATGAGATCATTGCCAAGCGCTCTGCACTGGCATCGCCTAAGTACGATCAAGCATACGCCGCTGGAGTAGTTGAGTCAGATGCAATCAGCAATTTGTTGAAAAAGTCAAAAGACATACAGGCTGCTATTGCAGACGCAAAGCGTTTGCCTGACTATGCTGACCTGCCTGATAACCACATGGTGCTGCTTGACAAGGCGTACAAATACGTTGGCGGTATGGCTAATGAGGCAAAGATAAAAGGAACTTCTGAGCGTGCGCGTGATCTTGAAAATCTTCGCGTATCACTCAAAGACGCTATCACTAAGAAGGTTCCTGTTTATGGCGAGGCACTTGATACATTCTCAAGTGAGTCGTTACTTAAAGACGCTCTTGAGGCTGGCTCCAAAAACTTTATGCGCAAATCTCCTGAAGAGATCAAAAGAGAACTTTCAAAGTTTGGCGATGAAGGCCAGCGCGAGATGTACCGTCTAGGTGCAATTGAACAGTTGCGCAACGACATCTACAACCAAAAAGAGACTTCTGACATTGCAAGCCGGTACTTGAGCAAAGGCATTATGAAGGATCGCCTTGCAACAGTATTTAACTCTCCCAACGAGTACGAGGCGTTTGTTAAGCAGTTGGAGCGTGAGCGTCAGATGGCCATCACGCGTTCACGCATTGAAGGTGGATCACCTACTGCACGAATTGGCCAAGACATTGAGGAAATCCAAGGCGCATCACCTGGTGAGTTGGCTGGTGCAGGTGTGCAGATGGCTCGTGGAGATTTGCTTGGTGGCGCTGCCAATCTTGCACGTCAACTCGGACCGCGCATCCAAGGACTTAACCAAAACGTGGCAGAGGAGGTTTCACGCAGCCTTCTTAACCCAAGTTACTTGCAGAACCAACAGTTCCTTGGAACATTAACTCCCGTGATGGATGAACTGCAACGACGTGCTATGGCAGAAGGTGCGCGTCGTGCTGGATACTCCACTGGTGCTGGTATGGTATTGCCAGGCTTATTAGATTAAAGGTACAGACATGGCTACAAGAGGAAATCCATATTCAAGAAAAGACATTCTCTTAGAGGCTCTTCTAGGCTCTCTTGGGAATGTTGAATCTGTTGGTCGTGGGTTTGCAGCCGCGCCAGTTGGATTGCTTGGAGACATTGAGGAGTTGGGACGTAAAGGATTGAACTATTCTTTTGGTGCAGGTGGCGTAAATGTGCCGGAGCAACCAGTCCTACCAACTACAGCGGGTCTGTTGGCCAACATTCCACGCATCAGCGACACACGTCAAGAGACAGCGGGTATGGAGCAGATGGGTGCTGCTATGAACCCTCGTGGTCCTATTGACGCAGCACGACTTGCAAGTCGTGGTGCTACTGAAGTCGGCAAGTTCGTTGCTCCCAAGGCTGGCCAGTTGGCAGAGAACTATATGCAGGGCATGGGAATGATGCCAAGCATTGTTGCAAAAGCACCTCGCATGAGCGCAGCGGAAGCAAAAGATGCTGGTTACTGGCACAGCATTGGTGCTGGAAAGAAGTTGCCAATACCTATTTCAGAAATGACCGCAAGATTAGAAAATGCAGGACTCTTGTCTCCAAAATTAACAGCCTCTCCTGAAGCAATGCAGAATGCAGCAATTTTCCCATTTCATGGAGACAGGTCAGCAGCAGGAAAAAACCTTTTGGGGATAGGAGACACAAATTTTGAGACCCCTGTTTATCTTGAAGGTGGTTATGACTTTATGCGTGCAAATGCACCAAACAGAGAAATATGGGCTGCTGATAAAGGGTCTGCGCAAGGATTACAAAACAGAATAGATGAGGCTGCAAAAATTGGCGGTGGTGATGTTTTTGGCGTGTACTCAGCAATGGGTCCTGATTCAATGAACTTCAACACCATGATGTCTGATGCATTGCTTGAGCAAATAAGGGCTGGAAAAATAAGCAAAAAGAACATTGCTGCATTTGATAGGGAAGTTGCATCATTACGACCAGAGTGGAAGGGAGTGATGAATCCTGAATCTAGGGCGCAACTTGAATCAAATGGCGCTTTGCGTCATGTATTTGTAAATCGTATGCAATTAGATGACTTCCAAAAAGTTGGCTTTCCTAACATTGCATACACAAGATACGGAATTACAGACCCACTGCTTTTAAACGAGCCAATGTATTCAGGTGGACTTGCAATTGGAAAAATGCAGCCAGGCTCTAAGATCATTACAAATCCAATGTCGCCACACAAGACCTACAACACACAACTTACAGGTGACTATATAGGTGGATTTGAACAGTCTGTTCCAAAAGAAATTTTGTATCCTGATTGGTACAAAAAACGCAGGATAGACAACACGCCAATAAGTGGTGATGTACGCTCATTCCAGTTATCAAATCCAATCCAGCCAACAAATCAAGAATGGCTTGATGGAGTTATGCAGTATCTCGCAAACCAAAAATCTCTTTTAGAGTGACAAGAACTAAATCAATCCTTAGTTCTGTCTCAAGTTTGAATATTTTTGGTTCGTCTTGTTCTGACTCAACTGCTGACTCAATGAAAATCTGAAGCGTATTGAATGCTTCTACTTTTTCTTCTTGCGTCATGTTTTCTAGTTTCTTCATCACTTACTCCCAAAGAACGCGGCCACCAACGGGTCGCGTTTAATCTTCCACTTCTTCGCACGCTGCCTCGCCAAAGCAAAGGCGTGTTCCTCAACTCCTTGAGCCTCCCTTGACTTGCGTGAGCGTTCAGCGCAAGGCACTGGCGGTGGCTTGGTGGCATCTACCCCTATCCCGTACCGCCACATCGCTGCAATGCCAGCCCTCTGCCTTCTGTACGCCTGTATGTGTATCAGCCCAGCCTTGCGTAACTTCGTGATGATGATTTGAGTACCGCGCAACCCGCAGTGGATGACCTGGCTGAGTTCCGCTGACGTCATCGCCTTGGCCGTCAGCAGTTCAATGGCCTTGTCCTTCCTAATCATTTTCTAAGCAGCCAGCAGCGCTGGCATATCCACCTAGTTGGTGACATATCAACGCCGCCATCGTGCGGCTTGGACTCCAAGCACTTTGCGCATAACTTGTATAGGCTCACTCCACCACCTCCTGCTTGGCAGTCAGCCCCTCAAGGCGTTTAATCCGTGCCACGTTGTAGGCAACGATGGCGGCGTGGTACTCCTGTGCTGACTGGTGGCGCAGCTTGCTACGCTGTGCGTTAACCAGTTCTTCGGCGATAAGTTCCGCAGGGCTTGGCATGACCCAGTGGTTTATTAGCCATTCCCATGCTTGTTTTAAGTGGTTCATTTTGTTCTCCTTGTGTTTTCTATAACTGCTTTTATCCCGTCCTCAAACGGCATTGCTGCTACGCCCTTGCCTTCCCATGATTCCCACAGCCCATTGCGGCGGTCATCAATGGTTAAGTCTCCGCTAATGCTGTTACGCAGCAACCGCCCCATCTCAGCGCAACTAGCAGTGAACTGCTTTGGTGCTTCTTGGTCAGGGCATATCGTGTATGTGTAAGGTAACTTAGCCATTATTTTGTTTCTCCTCTTGCTCTGATTGAGGTAGCCGCTAGTTTTGGTGTGAACCCGCACACCATGCAACCGCCTTTGTTGTTTTGTGCAAACTTCACCAATGGTGGTGCGTTCTCAATCATTTGCGCTATCGCTTCACGCTCGGCTGCTGCTACTAGGGCGGCAAAGGCTTTAAGGTCAATGTCGTCTGTAACTAGGCTGCCGGTATCTTCAATCCAGCAGTTGCATTGCTTTGCTAGTTCAATAATGTTCATAATGTTTTCCTTAATGTTCATACCAAACAGTGACCTGATTATTTTTTTCAATGGCACTTATTAACTGTGTAAAAGGGTTTTTTGTTCCTTCTTCCATAACTGCCGCCATTCCACGTAGTGTTGGGATGCTGTCAACTCCAAACGTATTTGGTAAAGGCATATCAGCACGTTCTAAACACGCCATAAACCACGAAGGCGCGAGAACATGCAAACTCTTTGCGTTTACGTTTGTTTTAACCGGCTCCCAAAGAATTGTTGCGCTCATTCGATCTCCTCATATTGTTGGTACTTCAATGCTTGTGCGTATGCTTTGGCTCGCTCGTAGTCGTTGTCGCCCGAAAACAAGTTCTCATATTGCCAATCAAACTCATACCAGCGTTTGGTTTCAACAACCCAATATCCTTTTGGGTGTAGGCGTATCCGCACTCTCATATTTACTCTCATGCTTCCCTCGCTTTCATCATTGCGTCTGCCATTGCGTATGCGTGTTTTGCAGTTTCCATTGGCTCTAAACCCTCATAAAGAATTCCCTGCATAGCCTTGGCTGCAAAGTAATCACGCAAGGTCATGCCTGTGCAAGTTATGTTGTCATACGTCCAAGGAAACGCTGTTGGTGGTTCTTGATTCATTTGAATATGCTCCTTGCTAAAACTACCTTAGTGGGTTCGCACTGCTTGGCCTGTACCTGCTTGGTGCTGATGTAGCCCAAGGCAAAGCAAATTGCGGCAAACACCCCAACGCACTTTAGGAACGTTATTAGGTAGTCCCACATACGCTCAAATACGCTTGGCGTTTCCTCTTCATCTTCTACAAATTGAATCTTCATGTTGTTTTCTCCAAAATTACTCTCATACGTTTCTTTTTAAGTTCGCCCAAGACGATGTCCATCGCCTTTTCCATCGTGGCAATGGACGTCACCTCGACCTGGGCGTCGTGTATCTCCATTCCAAGATTTATGGCATTGAGTTCCGCAGCCTTCAGCACAAACCTGTATCCGGCATCCACACCACGCTTTGCGGCAGCGTAGAGCGCGTCCTGCGCGGACTTGATCTCGTCCTTGTACTCAGCAGCCACCCCAAGCCGAGACAGCGCCTCCATCACGTTAAATGCCTCAATGATGTAGTCAATGTCAAGTCGGGTGGCAGCACCGCGTCTAAGGGCATCGATGGCGTTGTGGTTCTTGATCTGCACATCCACAATGCCAGCCTCTGCAATGGGCTTTAGCCCGTTCAAGACCCACGCCAATGGGTTAGGCAGTTGCGGCTTTGGCCGGTACTTGCTGCGCTTTTTCATTGCTGCAATCCAATGATTTCCATCTCCAACTCCTTCACGCGGTCCTTGTTGCACTGGTTCTCGTACTCCAGTTGGACAAGGGTGCGTGACATCCTTGCGTGGACGTCCTTCTCGGCTGCCAGCCACCCGACCAAAGCTCCCTTTGAGGCTGCGCGGCGCACGATGTCGCTAACGTCACGAGCAGTGAGCAGTCCTGTGCTGTTCGGTGGTGGAGCCATCAGAGCAACAATGGCATCAATCTCTTTTTGCATTGGCTCGCTCATGATGACCACCACTGAACGAGTGACGCTGCCAATGCGATGCCGATGGCGATGGCCAGGGCGTAGTCCTTAAATGTATTCATGTCGTACTCCATCGTTAAGTTGGCCGATTGCTCGGAGAAAACTATTTTGCTCCAACACTTGGCGGCGCTCGATGGCCAGTTCGCGCATGAGTTGGGCGAGGTCTTCGACCTGCTCGGTGAGTTTCTTTTCTTCTTGTTCAGTCATCTTTGTTTCCTTTCAGTTGCTGGGGCCGTAGCCCCGTTTGGTTTTAGTATTGGACTGTGCCGTCAACGTAGACAGTTACATTCTTTCCACTTGGCAAATGCACGTTGCAAGAAACTGCACCTGCACCTGCTTCAGCTTTAAGGTAACGAATTATTGAGGCGATAACTTGAGAGTCTGTCATAACGATTTCCTTTCAGTTGCATCTGACGGTGTGTCATTGATTAGAATTGTAATCCTGTTTTGCATAACTCGTCAATACCAGTACATTTTAGTCAACTAATCCGTTGTAAAATACTTACGCGAGGTCTTGTTTCCCTCGCAGTTGCCTTCGGGGAGGGTTCACGCTCTCCCCTTTTTTTCTGTACACTTGCGCTGTTTATCAACTTGAGGTTAACATCGCAATCATGTACACATCGACACAACAAGCAATTCAAGCGATTAAGGATCGCGCAAAGTCGGCAGGGTTTCGGCTCTCCGACGTGGGCAGGGTGGCCAACATTGACCCAGCCCAACTCTCACGCTGGACTACCGGCAAGACCGTCCCGCTGTACTCGTCAATCATCAAACTCAACGAGGCCGTTGACGCATTGATCTCGGCACGCATGACGCAGTTGGCCAAGGACATGGATGAGGCCGTCAAGTGAGAGTCATTTCTATTGACCCAGGCATGAGTGGCGCCATCGCCCTGCACATTGACGGCGTACTTGAGTCCGTGGCAGATATGCCAGTCGTGACCGTGATGCGCGGTAAGACTCAGAAGCGTCAGGTATCGGCGCAGGGGCTGGCCACTCTCATCATCGAACTGAAGGCAGATCACGCGGTGATCGAGAAGGTGGCCGCGATGCCTGGTCAGGGCGTGAGTTCAATGTTCTCCTTTGGCCGCAGCGCTGGTCTTGTCGAGGGCGTCTTGGCTGCCTTGATGGTTCCGATCACCTACGTGCAGCCGGCGGTGTGGACTCGCGGCATCACGCGTGGCATTGGCAAAGACGCGTCTCGGCATCGGGCGATGGAACTGTACCCATCACACAGCGAGAAGTTCTCCCGAGTCAAGGACGACGGCAGGGCTGACGCTGTTTTGATTGGGTATTGGTACTTGAGGGAGTTGACGAAGTGACAACAGACGAGATCAAGGTCATGCGTGACCACATCATCTACCTGGGGACTCAGTTGGAGAACGAGCGCCACCAGTCGGGTCAGAAGACCGTACTGCTCAAACGAATGCTTGACCCTGAAGACTTGGGTCATGCCGTCAGCATGGAGGTGCGCAAGTTGGCGTACCAAATACTTATTAACGACACGGACAACGAAAGAAACACATGGCGAACAAAATAATCCTACGGCCAAGTTCAGCCTCACGCTGGATCGCTTGCCCCGCATCTGTACGACTCAGTGAGGGCGTACCCTACGAACCCGCTGGTGAGGCCGCGCAGATCGGTACTGCCATCCACGCCCTGGCCGAGAAGTGCTGCGGGACTGGCGAGAGGGCTGACGCCTACCTTGGCAAGCCCGTCGAGGGCATCACGATGACTCAGGAGAACGTGGACTTTGCCCAGGCTCACCTTGACCACATTACAAATCTGAAATCTGAACTTGGTGCTGTAAAGGTCGAGCAGTATGTGACGCTGTTAGACGGTGATGACATTAAGTTGGCTGGAACGGCCGACGTGATCGGATTTGGTAACGATGTATTTGGAAACAATATCCTTGAGATCGCAGACCTGAAGACTGGCCGCGGGTACGTTGACGCGGACAGTGAGCAGATGAAAATCTACGCTTTGGGTACGCTGCGTAAGATCAAGAAACCGGTTGAGACGGTAAGGCTCTCAATCATTCAGCCACACTCAGGTCCAACTCGCACTGTCTCCATGACGGTAAACCAGTTGAATACTTGGCGGGATGAGGTGCTGATCCCTGCAATTGAAGAATCAACAAAAATTGACGCCCAGCCAAAGCCATCCACTGACGCGTGCCGCTACTGCCCAGCCAAGGTGATCTGCCCCGCGCAGACAAAGGCGTTGGAGTTGATCCCCGTCAAGTTGGATGTCAAGACCTTGGCGCCTGAAGTGGTCAGCGACCTGCTGGCCAGGGCCGACATGGTCGAGGACTTCATCGCGGCATTGCGCAAGCACGCCACCAAGGTATTGGAAGAGGGCGGCGTTCTTACAGGCTGGCAACTGTCACCCAAACGCGCAACGCGCAAGTGGATAGATGAGGCTGCGGCGGTAGTGGCGCTGGAGGCTGCGGGAATAGAACACAGCAAACTCATGCTGACAGAGGTGATTTCCCCTGCGGCGGCAGAGAAACTCTTGGGCAAAGACAAGAAGCACGTCCTTGAGAACATTACCAAAAAAGAATCTTCAGGTTTAACGCTTGCCAAAGCAGTTGGACTTGGACAATAATCACCACCCCGTGACGACTTAGTCACATAACTCTGAAAGCGAAAAGCGAAATGCTAAATTTATCATCCTCCGGCGGCAGCGGTAACTACATCCGTTTCTCACCACAGGCAAACGCCTGGACAAACTCAAACAACGAGGAAATCCAACTCAAGAAGGTAGTGTTTGACATCGACGCGGTGCAGACAGGCTGGCTCCTGCTGGCCGTCGGTCAGCGCGAGTGGAACCCTGACGCATCTCTTGGACGTAAAGGTCCGCAGCCAACGCCTGAACACAAGCGCGGGTTCATGGTCACCCTGTACAACAAAGAGATCGGTGCGGCCGAGTGGTCATCCAATGGCGTGGGTCCTAACATGGGACTTGAACTTCTGTACAAGGCTTGCGACGCAGAGCGCGCTGCAAACCCTGGGAAGTTGCCCGTGGTTGAGTACAAGGGTTCCAAGTTGGAGAAGATAGGCAAGGGCACGACTCGCATCCCTCAGTTCGAGTTGGTGAACTGGGTCGCGCGTCCTGAAGGTATGGACGCTGCGGCCGCACCAGTAGAGCAAGCACCACAGCCAGCGCGCACAGCACCGGCGAAGGCTGCGGTGGTGGAGGACGAGGATGAGATGTTTTAATCTGTAGTCCCGAACGCCGAGGTGTAGCAGCCTCGGCTTTTTTTTCCTCTAAAAAATATAACTATGAAATATCTATCACTTTGCAGTGGCATAGAAGCGGCAACGGTAGCGTGGC